CTCTTGTTGGTTCATACGTTTCTGAAAAGAATTTATTATCTTTATATCCAGAAAGTTCTTTAGTAATACCACCATACATAACTTCATCCCATTCAAGTCTTTTAGCATCAGTCTGTTCTATAGCATCAGCCATAATGGTGTGATACTCTCTAATCATTAGAGACATTGATGCACCTAACTCTTCGAGTCCTCTACCAGTAGCAAAGCTAACTGGAGATTGTGAATCATCGGTAGCAGGATAAGAAGCACCAACACGAAGTTGTCGTTCTATTCTGTCTACTTGTTGAAATAATTGATAAGGCATATTAGATGCTGGTTTAGAAATTTGACTTCCTGGAGAGAAATAGTTAACTGCAAATCTACCTTTTTTGTATTGTCCAGATTCTAATTCTCCAGTTATGTTTGTTTCTGTAAAGACTGCATCTTCCATAGCAATAATGCTCATAACATTAATCTTTGCCATAGATGCCATTAATCCTATAATTTGGTCGTACTGTCCTTGCAGCTGGTCAAAAGAAAATTTCTTTGCTACAACGAAAGCAGGACCACTTGATAGTGGATTAGGAATAAAGTCTAAGATTGTTGCTGAAGATAAATGATACACATAGGTACCCTCTTCATTATAATATTCAGCAACTAAGTCTCCACTTCCATTAGAGTTTGCCCAAGAACCACCATAAGCATCTGCTAATGGTGAACCATAACCTGCTCCAACATTTACTGCTCTTGGTTTGTCTTTCATAATTGCATTTTTGTATTCTGGATAAACATCAGCTAAAGATGATTTAGGTACTCTTCTAACAATAGACATATCTTTTGGTTGTTGGTCTGCACCAAAATAACCAGGGAAACAATTGTATGGGTCTCTTAATTCAGCTATTGGATAAGGGGTACCATTAGCATCCTTTTTTTCTTTAATTACCCATACAGCAAATCCATAACCAGGTAGCCATCTACCTACTTGTGGCATTTGTAAATCTAATCTTTGTACATCATCGTAAGCTGTTAAGATTCTACTTATTTTTTCAGCTTTGTTTCTTGCACGTTCTGAATCTTTGTTATTAGGAATATCTACTTTTAAGTTAGGTATTCTACCTATTTTTTGTGCAAGGTGTTCTAAACCAGATGACATTAAGTTAGGCATTGGTACTTGCCAATCTTCAAAACCTTTTAGCTGGTCACCTAATAAAGCAAGTATTCCATTAGGTCCGCCATTCATGATTGAACGAATACGACTACGCATTGCATAACCTTCTTGGTTGTTAAAGTGCAGCTGCGTTATTTTGTCATTTAATGTTTGTTCATTCATTGTTTTACCATGGTGCTGTATTTATATCGCTTATATCAACATTTGCATAACTAGGAGTATATTCATGAGCTAGTTCAGCAACAAATTCTTTTTGTAATCTTCTTACAATTTTTATTGGAAACCAACTTGCCATAACTATATCCGATTTATATCCTCTACTACTTGCCTTGCTAGCAGCATTTGAAAAATACAAAAGCTGTCTACGATATATATTACTCTTATTTTGTGAATCTGCACTACCATAAGGTAAATTAACTTTACCCTTATCAAATAGTTCACTCATAGAACCAACACCAAAGTAAGGGTCAAATTTATTCTTTTGTGTTTGGTGTCCTTCTAAGTGAACACCTTTAGAAGAAGTCCACTCTTTTAATTCTCTATCTTGTCGTATCGCACGCTGAAAACCATTCTCTTCAATAATCCAATGTGAACAGTGATACTTTGTGTACCATTCTTTAATTGTTTTAAATGCCTGGGGTATGCCGCCACCTTTAGTATTTTCTATATCTACCATGTACAGTTTGCCCTCTTCGACATTAAACGCCCATAAAAATGCTGCCTGGTATCCAGTTGCAGCTGGGTCAAGTCCCGCTATCAATCTACATCCAGAAGGTATGTTTCCAATACTTCTTGACTCATCTCTTGAAGCATCAAGAGAATCTACTTTAAACATCTGCAGCCCTTCGGAGAATGGTCGGTTAAGATATACCATTTCAAATATAGCTAACCCACCAGTCGTTTGTGCATTCCTTCTTTGTGACATAAGCCATTTGTAACTTCTTTTGCTAGCCCAAAGCATGTGTTTCTTGTGGTCTTTATCTGGTCCAGAATCTATAGGAATATCTAAACTGTGCGCAGATTCAATTATCTTTTTCCATTCATCGTTATCAATTAACGAATTATACAAATCATCTGGGTGTTGCCTAGAACCAATTACAACAATAGAAGTATGTTCTTCTTTACGTGATGATAAAGTTGTGGTCCACCATCGTTTAGTTTGTTCTCTTGAACTAGGTTGTATTGTTGTTGAGTGGTCTTCAATGTCATCTGCAATAATCAAGTCACAGTCACGTGAAAGAATTTTACCGCCTTTACCTACAGCTACCATTGTTGGTGACTTAATACCAGTAACTGTTCTACTCTTGACTGTAAATTGTCCAGAACTCCAGGTCTTACCAGTTCTACTTTTAGGTTTAAAAGTTTCTCCTGGTCCACAAAAATCTTGTATCAGCTGCTCGTTATTTTCTAGGTGGTCCAATACAGAACCTACAGCATTCTTAGATATATCTTCGTTACCACCTACCCACATAATTCTAATGTTAGGTAATTTACATATCTGCCATACAGCAAAGTGTGTAAGTAAATCAGTCTTGCCATGTCGAGGAGGTGAGAGAATCATAAGTTGTTCACCTTTATCAATAGCTTTTAAAATATTTTTAATCCAGTTCTTATGGAACTTAGCAGTTTCGTAAGGTTGTCCAGTCTCTGTTAAGAAGTATCTATTTCTAAACTCTTCAAACGATTCTAGAGATTTTATTGCTTCTTCTGGTACATCCCAGTTTTCTCTAGCTTTATGTATTGCTTTGTCTTCTTTGTATGCAAGTAGCATCCTGGTAACAACACTCTGGTCAATGCTCATATCTTCTGCTACAAACTTTTGTGTAATAATTCCTTCGAGTACTTCTTCTGCATAATTTTTTACAAAAGACATGTAGTTTTCTCCACGACTAGCTCTATTGTTTGGAGTTGTTACTAGTTTAATATTTTCTTTTTTCTTCTTACTTCTTGCCCTAGCATTAGCAGCTTTAGTACATTGCAGCTTGCAATACTTTTGTCTCCCATGTTCTTGTTTAAATTTGTCTCCACAATGCGGACACGAAACTGTTTTAAGGTTAGGCATTATTTTTTCTAACTTTATTTTTTTTATTAGCTTTTTTTGGTTTGTAACCCTTACCAGGCATAAATTCTCCTCCTATACTTATATTATGGCAGATAATATACGTGGTACCAAGTACCCTAATTCAAAAAAGAATATCCAGTTTCAAAAAAATCGAAGCTGTGTACATTCTGCTTGTAGTACTATACTATCGCAATACAATAAATATAAATACTGTCATAAACATAAACCAAAAATCTACCCAAGAATAAAAGGTAGAACTCCAGACACAACTAAACAAAAACCCTTAGAATAAACAAAACCCCACATTGCTGCAGGGCTCTGTACACGTACAGTCTGTCCATTTACTGTAATGAAAAATATAACAATCCACAAAAGCATTCCATCAATTTAATTTAACTTGTACACCACATACTTGTTGAATATTTTTAAGATGAACTGCCTTTCTTTCTTATTATAAATTGAAGCTATCCTTATAGCCACACCTGGTTTTCCAGGTATACACAATATAACATTGTTATAAAGTTAGTGAGAAAGAAATTTTTTTATAGGTAAGGGGGTACTTTAGCTTTTGCAAGTTCTAGTACCCCTGGTTTTTACACCCTACCTACTTTTAATTAATGTACTGATAAACAGGGAATTTATCTGATACTTTACATTCTATAGAATGTGTGATATTCTGCAAGTAACAAACATAATTATTAGTACAATGATACAGGTGAAGTGGGCATCAGGAGCACGAAAGGCTTACCTTACAACCAGTAAGACCAACTAGAAAGACAAGTAAGCTACCCAAGGTCATAAGAAAATAATAATTAGAGCCTACCCCCATATATGCCTGTTAACGCCCCAAAGAAAAAATAAAGATTATTATTAACATATTGAAGAAATGTGAAGAGTGTGGAAACACACTTAAAACAATTAGAGATACTTTATACTATTGTGATAGCTCACCTACTATATGCAGTATGTCAACCAAAGCTATTACTGATTAGTGATACTGTATTCATACGCTATTTCATACATAAGATGCCTCTAATAAACTAACTGCCTACTAAATATATACCCCCATACCCATATTGACATATGCATTACATCCCCACCCTGACAACTAGAGTATATAGTATTTAACTCTTTGTTTAAACAGCTACGGAAACATAATAAATAATTCTCATAAAGAATGCACTGGCTCTGAGATGCCCCGTATATTTTTTAAGATTAGATGGGGTGCGTTGCTTTAAGGTTGAGTTGAAAATAGGAATCATACTAGGTCGAACAGGGTGAGCACATACCCACTAAGACCAACTAAGGATATACAGCGAATCAATTAAGCCCAGTGTTTAAACAGATACTAGATTAATTTATAATGCACTTGCATAATATGTCAAACCTGTTAGATTGGGTTTAAGTAATGGTAGAGGTTAATTAATTAAGTGTTCAATTAAATATTAAATACAGCTTAATTTAAAATCGTGGTTGGCAATACCTACCTAGTGAAAACTTATAAATTTACAGTGTGGTGGATAACAGATATTTTAAGGAGCAACCAGCATCAGAGTTACAAACTTAGGTCAATTAATAATATCTAGGTGGAAGAAAATAAAACTATAAACTTAAAAACCTTTCAAGGATAATTTTAAATTATCTTAGAGGGCTTTAGTAATAGAGCCTTCAAAGATATTTAAATAATATCAATACAGAAAGAAGGTACTAAATGAAAATTGTCGTTTTTAATGTCAATGCAAACAGAGGATTAAAGTTTGATGACATTGTTCAATTTAATGAATTTGCTCAAGATGTTTACCACTTAGTCGGAGTAAACATTAGGAATAATGATGAATATTTTGTTGAAGAATTTAATTCAACAAGCGAAAAGAAAGAAGGTACAAATTGGAAAACTTAGTTAGAGAAATACAACAAATAAAAAACAACGAAGAGTTGAGAATTATTTGGAAAGCTATGAAAACCCAATGGGATATAAATACAAGAGCTAAAGCGAAAGAATTTGCAATCGGCGAGATTGTGAATTGTGAATTTAAAACAGGTGTTATGTTGTGCAGGATTACAAAAGTAAATCAAAAAACTATTAATGTTGAAATTTTAGATTCAGATTATGCAGGAGCTAAAGCGAAAGTTAGTTTCGTTTATGTTACAGCTGTAACAGATGAGGAAATAAACTTAGTATGAGTGTTCTTATGCAAATGTTGAGCCTGACCCTTACGCTGTTTGTTTTATTATGGTTAGCCCATAAAACAACAAACATAGCCGAGATTCTAGGCTTAACAGATTAATAATATATCCTGAGTGCCCTGAGGTTGTCCCGTATGGGAAAAGTAGTGTTTACGCTACTGACTACCACGCTGACAACTTCAGGCTCTCAAATCATAACTTTTAAAATGGGTGTGTTTACTTGTTTAAACAGGTAGGCACACCGATTCTAAATGAATCGTATCAAGAAAGGTAAATAATAAAATGAGTAAAACAAAAACATATAAAGGCACACGCGAAGAATGGCTTGAAGATTCTATAAAAGAAATCTTTAATCAACTCAAAGCAAGTGGCTTTAAAAACTTTGTAAAGAAACCAAATGAAATCAAGGCTTCATTCGGGCATATGCCTAAGGGTTTGAAGAATTCCACGATTGGAGTTTGTCAATACACCTCGGAAGATGTCAAGAATGAGGATTATGATTCATCAGGAACACGGCACCTATTTATTAGACCAACTTTAAAAGCAGGTAACTTAGAGAATACATTAGATATTTTTCAAGTACTAGCCCACGAAGTTTGTCACGCTGTATTACCTGTTGGCACTGGTCACAAGACTGGATTCAGTAACCTAATTATAAAAATGTTAGGTGCTGAAGGAAAACCTACAGCCACTGTAAGAGGTGGAGCATTTGATAAGTGGGCGAAGCCTGTTGTTTCTAAGCTCGGTTTAGTTCCACATATTGCAATATTAGAGCAACCAAAAGCACCTAAGACCTCGGTCAAAGTTGCTTGTACTAGCCCTGATACTTGTTACAGTGCCACTGACCGAAGTAGAAAACAAGGTTATGGATTAATAATTAGAATTAGTACAGCATCAGTACTGCAACAGATGGAAAAGAAATGGGAGATAATAGACCCTGAATTATATGATGGCTTTGAAGAGCCTAGATTATTTTCCTGTTCTAGTTGTGAAGGTAATACCTTAACTATTGCTGAAGGTAATTTTAGATAATTATATAACTACCCATTGTTTAAACAGTGGGTAGATATATAAATATAAATAATCTGGATAGAAATATCTGGCTTTTTTTTATTAACTTACTTACGACATTTTGTAAACGCTAGTAGAGGCAATCTTTATTATGCGTATGCACAGCTAGACAGCATTGGTTTAGTACCTTTCATCAGTGCTGTCAATGGTGTGCAATACACCACAACGAAAGGAACGAGATGAAAGTAAAAAGTAATTATGATAGCCCAATAAAAGCTATCATACTAGATAGCATAAGGCTAGATAGTGGCAGACCAATAATGTACATTGATGTAAGAGGTGCAGTAACTAAAGATGGCGAACAGGTATCAGCAATGCTGACATCAGTAGATATAGAGTACTTAATCAAGTACTTTGAATTTGCTTTACCTTTGTTATACAAAGGCAATGTTGCTATGGGTTACAAAGATACACCCCAAACTAAAGAAGCAATATACAGTAGAGAAAGGAATGTCTAATGAGTAACTTATATTACTTAAAGTACCACCAAGAAAATGAAGTCTATATTGAAGCTGATTCAGAAGAGGAAGCACAAGAAAAGATAGAGGCTTACACTTCTAATGGTGGCGAGAATATGTATAATGTCAGGCTAAACGAATGTAGTTGGCGTGTTGAAAGAACATTCAGCGACATCAAATCTGTTGAGATTAAAGACAATTTTCAACACACCCACGCCACATCAGATGGTAGTGAGTGGATTGAAACAGATATACCTGATGGATATTACGAGTGGTAGAAAGCATAGAGTACTTGTTTAAACAGCGAGTACTCAATGCTCTTTATGAGCATATGAAAGGACTAAAATGAATGAAGAAAGTAATGAAGTAACTGTATCCGAACTGTTAGATGACCTCTATCACGAGATAGAAGAAGCAGAAGCTAATGTTGACTCGGCAAGGTCTTATGCTTATGACGCGAAGAGTAATGCTGATGAGGCAGGCGACCACGCAAATAATGCAGACGACAGGTTAGATACAATGAAACAAATCTTAAATCAACTACGAGATATGTCAGGCGAATTCAGTACGAAGAAAGCCAAGACAGAACTTACTAAGTTGATTGATTCATTAACTAAACAACAAGCCAAGCTAGGTTAGTTGTTTAAACAGCTATCTATGTAAGGTGGTTGGAAGTCTAGTGCAGAAATGTTAGCTAGATAAAAAGTACAGATAAAAAGATTAATTCCATTCTGTACCACTTACAGTAGATAGCTGTAGCAGACAAGACAGAACTACGAGTACTTCTTACTTCCAAGAGCGAGGTTGTAGGGGATATCAAGTACAAACTATCTCACACTGGTCTGCTACAGCTACCTATATAAATTGACTAGATATTATGTCGTGAGGCATAAGATACTCGGATAATGTGGCGTAATTAACCACACCTTTGATAAGGGAAATAGATTTGCAACGGGTCTTATCACGATAGTCAGTAGGTAGCTTGTAATACATAGAAGTCGACCATTTGGTAACCAATCCATTAGGTCTAATCAACTGTGTGTTACAAGCTATCTATGTGTTTAAACATAGAAGCATATTGAAAGGAAACTTATGAAAGAATCAGATGTCTACGAATTCGTAGATGTTAATGCGAAGCGAGATGAAAATATACTAACAGTAGATTTTTATTTTGACAGTGATGTCACGCTAGATGAGGCAGTAACAACTGTTGATACGATAGTAGAGGCAGACACAAATGGACTGGCGTTCAATGGACATAGACCAAGTATCTATTGTCTGTCGCCTTTTACAGCAGAACAAATCCAATGAATTGGGAACTGAATACTTCTTTAGTAGTAACGACACCTACCTGTATAAATTGCAGAGAAATAGGTACAGTTATTGTTGACAGAGAAAAGTTTAAAGAGTTTACAGAAACACCAAGACATTTAAGAAGATTGATTCAGGATATATTCCCAAGCGAGAGTAGAGCATACAGAGAACAGCTACTCACTGGTGTACACCCTGAATGTTTTGAGGATATGTTTAAAGGAGAGGGAGAATAATGAAAGATATAGTAGTAGAAAAGATAACACTTTATATTTCAAGTAGAAATAAATACGATAACCTTACGTCAATAGTCGATAAGGTAAAAGAGTTAGGCGAGATGAATGACTTTACTCTCATTGATTGGGATAATCCTACTGAATACAAGTTAGTAGAAAGTGTAGGGAGAATAATATGAAAGATATAGTCATAGAAAAAATGACTGTCTACATCTCAAGTAAGAAAAGATACGATAATCTTACTGAGATAATAGATACCATAACA